CGACAATTGCTTCTTACTACACAAAATTTTTGAATTGGTAAATTATAAACTTTATGGTAGGATAAAGCTAGATTTTTTCCTAAAAACTTGTGAATGTCTGAAAGTAGAGGTGGAAATGACCGTAATGAACTATGTTCTTTAACATCAGTTAATAAGTCTTGAATTGGCAAATTTAAAAAATTTCTTATTGATACATAGTTTCCAAAATAAATCAAATCTCCTATTTCTTCATATAGGCTTATATTTTGCGATTCATAGATACTTCCAAATGTAAAAGTATATAGCGCAGTATTATCATTAGCTGCACAAACCATATAATTATATAAAAAGTCATCTTGATATTCTAATGCTAAGTCTGGTCTTATTAAAATTACTTTATCATATTCGCGACCACTACTCTCCATTAAACGAATAGCTTCTTGCCAGCGATCAATCATTAGTCCAGCTGTATTTTTATAAGGTGAATTATCTATATTGGAAATACGATAATTTACTACGGAAATATAATTGGTAATATCCTCTTTGGTGATTATTTCAGTTATATTTTCACAAGTAATATCATTGTCCAATTTTATACTTTTATTCCAAGTTGCAAAATAACAATCAACATTGGGCCATTTTAAAAAAGTCCAAAATTTGTGAGCAATTTTAAATTCTCTATATTCGCCTGCTATCAGTATTGCAAGTTTCATTTTAAGTAGTTTCAAATAAATTTCTTTGATCTATTATTGATATAAGATGTTGAGCCCAATGTTTGTGTCCTTCTTCCAGAGGATGAAGCATTTTTCCAATAGGATAATTATTCAAATTATTAAAAATCATAAAAGAAGGTTCAATATAATACTTGTTTAAATCTAATTGAGAATAAACTTCAGGTTTTATAAGAGTCTTTTCCCTAATAAATTCAGAAGTATGATGCATTGAATTGGTCATAAGATACGGAATATTATTTACTTTAAGGAAATTCTGTATTCCTAGCACCATTAAAATATTGTAATGATACCAGCCGTAATCATGATTATAAGTTTTAGTTAAACAGTCATATAGATCAAAAAACCTAGAATTTTTTGGAGGAGGCCAATTAGCTAAAAAGTCCCAATAGTCATTTTCATCTTCACCATAATGAAATTCTGCTCTAAAACAATTGGTTATACTTAGGGTAACAAAAATTTCATTGGGGTTGTACACACCAAGTAATTTAGGAATATCATTAATTAAAGTCCTATAAATTCGTTGATTGGAACCTCCAGGACGAGCTGCATTAAAGTACATAGGTATAGAATAATGATCTGCAATGATACCAGAGTAACTATTTTTTCTTTTATAGTCTGTAAAAATATAACGAGAGTCTGGATTAGTGTCGCCTAGTTCTTCACCAAATGCAAAACTGTCTCCATTTACGTATAAAAATTTTACCATTGGTAATAGCTATTATGTATTTTTTTTAATTCCTCATAATCAGTCATGGGATCTAAAGGAATTGAATCTTTTCTATATACTAATTCTGCACTACGTTTAGTGACTTTAATATCAACATTAAGAGCTTCTGCCAAATCAGTCATCCTTACTCCTGGTCCTAGATGCTCCCTATTATCATATCTATGAGTTTTCATTTTAAATACTGTATAGGAATATAAATTATTCATTATATCCATAGCTAAGGATGACCCATAGAAAAAAACATCATTTGCATTTAGTCTATTATATTCATAAGTCATTCTATGTTTGTATGATACAAATATACTATATGGATCAGTTGATTTAGCACTGCGATCTATATAAAATTTATCATTTGGATCAAAAATAGTATCATATCTAGTCTTAACTACAAAATCATACCTAAAATTATTTTCAATTTCATATTGTTTTTTAAGGTAGTTTGCATAGGCCATAGAATAAAACATCGTACCCCATTCTACTGATACAGGCTCTGCACCTCTACTTTGTATTTTTATTTTTTTGGGATTAAATTTTGAAATATATTCCTCTACTTCTAATTTGTTTTCTTCGTAGTCTTTAGTCCAATTGGTCAGTCTATTCTCTTTTTTTTCTTTATAAGAGCTATAATCCCACGACTGGCAAAAATAATCTACATCATAGTTGCTAAAATGATTTAGAATATTATTGTAAGTATATTTAATTGTTCGAGGTTGACCGCTTAAACAAATTGCTATTTTCATAATTTATACATTGTGTTTTAATTTTGAAAGATTTTACAAACCAATAAAATCTTTCTCCTGGTAATTTAGGTATTCCACCTAATCTATCTTCATCAATTTTTAAATTTATAAATGAATAATTACAAACTAGATCAAAAATAAAGGAATTACAAAAAAATCCTGTGAATTCAATTTCTATAAATTTTTTATTGACACCTGTTAAAAAATACAGTGTATTTATATGCGGATTTTCTAAATCTTCTAAATTATTAACATCTATAAGTGGGTCACTATAATTTAAAAACAAATCGGAATTTATAGCTAGACAACTATCAAATAAAACTTTATTTTCAAATTCATGAGTTTGCTTATGCCAACAAATATTGTATAAATTTTTCATCATATCAATGTCAGTAAAACTTTTAAAATGTGCAATACGATTATTTTTTTTAAGTAGCATATAAAAATATGATCCAATTTTTTCTATTTTAGATTGATCAAATTCTTTACCATAAAGGCAAACTGCTATACTAGGCATAATTTTTCCATTCCCAATAATCTTTTTCTAATTCAGGAAAAGTTTCTAAAAAGTTAGTACCTCTTCTTTCATCGTGTTGATCAACAAATCTTACAAAATCATTTCTATTTAGTCTAAGCATATTATCTTGGTATCTATTATGTTCTATCCATCTAACTACTCTTTCTAATTTATCATATTCTGTCTTTGTAAAGTAAAAAGGATCCCAATTATCTTTAACATTAGGTTTCATATAGGTCAAAGTATCATTGAGCCATTGAATATGTTCATCAGTGGCCAATTGTGCAGAAAGATGGGGAGGTTCAATAAGATATGGTGTATCAAATTCAATTCTAGGATAGTGTTGACTATATTTTCTACGCATTTCCAAAATCTGATCTAATAATAATCTAAATTTGGGTATACTCATAAAACAAAAAGTTATCATGAAACTTACATTAGTATTTTTAACATTATCCAAATATAGGTCAATATTGTCTAACCACTTAGACATATTAAACCCATTTCTTATGTATTCACTTTGTGGACCCCAGGTATCCACACTAGTAAAAACAGTTAATTCATTTAGCTTATCACCAGATTTTAATCTTTTACAATAATCAACAAATTTTTCTATATTTCTTTTAGGTACACACATATTAGTATTGATAGCAAAATTCAAACAATTTCGTGGGTTTTGATCTATATAATCTAGCACTCTAAATGTATTACTACTCAATAGCGGTTCGCCCCCAGTTAATCTAAATGTATGTAAAGTAGGATAAATTTCAGGAAACCATTTCCAAAAAGCTTCAATATATGGATTCTCATCTTCTTTAGGATAAAATTTAAAATCTCTATTAATATCGTCTATACTATATTGCGCTTTATTTTGCGGATTATATAATTCATATTGTCCAAATTTTTTAATTTCTTGGTACCAACTACTGCTGATTGTGGTAGTACAGTAGCTACATTTTAATTGACATTCATAACCAAAATTAACTTCTAAATATCTAGGATTTACATCAGTGCGCCAATCTATATTTTGAGTTTGTTCAATTAAAGGTATAGCCCAAGATTCACTTGATCTATGTGGGCGATCACTTAAGTGCTCCCCAGGCAAATCTTCTATATCCCAGCAATAACTACATTCTGAAGGCCTGCCTCCCTCTAACATTATTTTTCTTTGTTGTTTTTTATGTTCACTATTATGTAATGCACTGGGATTATTATGTATTTCCTCCAGAGGAACAATATGTGGAGCAGGATGATAACAACTATGATTCATACCTTTATGTAGATGCATGCTAACATGATACCATTTGGCCATACAAAACCCAGGACCCTTTTGGTCTAATTTTATCTTGATTTCTTTTAAATTTCTTGGTTTAGCCATTATTATATGTCCTATAAAAATTTTCTAGTTCAGGAAACGTATCTAAAAAATTCGTTCCTCTTCTCTTATCGTGTTCATTTACAAATTTTATTAAATTTCTTCTATCAAGATCTAGTTTAGGATCTTTTTCATAATTTAAAATGGACTCTTTACAAACTATGTAGATTCTTTCCATTTTTTTAATTTCATAATCAAAGAATCCTTTTCCACACAAAGGAGGCCAATAAGTCTGTTGTAAATTTTGATACATCCAAGTTACAGTATCTTCAATATAATGTAACCAATCTTTTGGCATCAACCAGGCTGTAAGAAAATTCGGGTATCTTAAATATGGTATATCTATACCTAATGAATGAGGTCTTTCTGGTTGATAGGTATACCTATTTTTAAGGACCAGCATATCTTTTAACATATCCTTAAAACTTGTAATACTTAATAGATTAAATGTAGACATCAGAGATAATTTACTATTGGGTATAACTCTTAGAACAAGCTCACAATTTTTTAACCATTCATTATAATTTAATCCATATCTGATGTATTCTGCTTTTCTACCATGAGCCTCACAACTAGTATAGAGAACAAATTCCTTGATAGATCTATTACTTTGAAGGTGCTGCATTTTTTTAATAAATTTGTCAATTAATGATCTAGGAACATTTAGATTACTATTAATTGATAATCTTAAATTAGGCTTGGGATTATCAATCAAATAATCTAAAACATCAAAAGTATTTTTATTCAATAATGGCTCACCACCAGTTATTCTAAAAATTTTTAATTCATCTATAATTTCTGGCCACCATTTCCAAAAAGCTTCAATATATGGATTGTAGTCCTTATGAGGAATAGGAATCCTATCTTGTTGTTCTAACCATTGAATATTATTGTATTCCGTCCCATCTGATAGTTTATACCCACCATGTTGTTTGGATTCTTCCATCCATTTACTGCTGATTTCAGGGTTACAATAACTACATTTGAAATTACAAATACTACCAAAATTGACTTCCATAGATGTTGGTATAGTGTTATCATCCCAACCTTTCTTTAAAATTTCAGGTGTATAACTTCTTGCCCAACTATTAGTGCTTTTAACTATTCGATCACTAAACGCAAAGATATTATTTGTTTTCCTATTACTATCCTCGACCTTCCAGCAATAATCGCATTCTGAGGGTCTTTGACCATCCAACATTAATTTTCTTTGAAGTTTTTTAAATTCAGTATTGTGTAGAGCACTGGGATTTTTTAATATTTCATTTACAGGAATTTTGTGCGTTACAGGATGGTGACAGCTATGGGTTCTACCTGTATCCAAATGAATAGTTACTTCTTTCCATTTAGCTATACAGTAACTAGGACTAACTTGATCCAGTTCATTTTTTACCTGCGCATATTTGGAATTTATATCATCGTCTTCCATTCAGCCCTCAACATAAGTTAAATATACGTTTAATTCATAAATAGATTATATTTATTGCCTATGTACGATATAATTTTTATTTCAAACAACGAACCCAATGCCGATGAAAATTGGCAATTATTAGTCAATAGGTTCGTTACAGCTAAGAGAGTTAAAAATGTAAAGGGTATACATCAGGCACATATTTCAGCAGCCAAGAATTCATATACAAAAATGTTTTGGGCAGTAGACGGCGATGCTGAAATATTAGACAGTTTTAAGTTTGATTATCAAATATCTTTATATGATCAAGATACAGTTCATATATTTCATAGTAAAAATCCTGTGAATGATTTAGAGTACGGTTATGGAGCAGTAAAATTATTACCAAAAATTTTAACAACGAATATAGATTTGCATTCGTTAGATATGACATTGGCTATAAGTTCTAAGATAAAAGTTGTTGAACAAATTTCAAATTTTACTAAGTTCAATACAGATTCATTTAGTGCCTGGCGAAGTGCATTTAGAGAAGCGGTAAAATTATCTTACAAAACAGATGAAGAAAGTAAAAAACGTTTAAATATTTGGCTAAAAAAAGGGCACGATAGACCCTTCGGAGTAGATTGTATAGCTGGTGCAGTTGCTGGTGTAGAATTTTATAAAAAATTTCCAGATATGATTTATCTTATAAATGATTTTGATTGGCTGAAAGAGCAATATACAAATGATAGATTATACAGCTTTTAGTCACGGACAGGTAGAAAGTAAAATTTGGCTGTGTGAAGAATTAGAAAAACGCCTACCTAATCAGGCAAGAATAGCATTACTTGGCGGATGGTATGGTATGTCTGCTTTTTTGATATTGTCTAGAAGACAAACAAATATTCAATATATTAAATCTTATGATATAGATCCTAAGGTCGAAGCTATTGCTGATAAGATCAATAATGCTTTTGTATGCGATGGTTGGAAATTTAAGGCATATACCAATGATGTAAATCATGTAGATTTGTCAGAGTTTAATGTTGTAATCAATACTTCTAGTGAACATATACTTAATAAGACTTGGTTTACGAAGTTACAAGATCAATTAGTTGTTATACAGGGAACAGATCAAATACATGACGACAATGACGAACACGATTATGTGTTCAGTTTAGAACAATTGGAATTAAGATACCCAATGAATATTTTATATAAAGGTCAAAAAACTTTTACATATCCTGATAAGTCATTTAACCGTTATATGTTAATTGGTTTCAAGTTTAGCAGCTAAAGGAAAAATTCCTGCTATTATTTTAGCACATTCTTTAGCCAAATCCATATGTTCTTTTTGTGTGCCGTTAGCACTACGTAATTCAATAAAGTGTACCCATGAACGTAGTGTGCCATTCATATATAATTTGCTTTCAATTAAGCCTTCGGGCAATACAGTACGAGCTTGTTCTTTAGCAATATTATTATTAATTGCCCATTCGTAAGCCTTTTTAGCTTCTAAAATTACAGAATCTTGACGATTTTTCCATTCGATTTGTAAAAATTTATCCTCCACATTTATACTATTTTGTCTATTTTTTGGGTCTTGCAGTCTAGCTTCTCGATATACAAACGAGAGATCTTTAGTAGGGTCAGCGTATCTCTGACTAAATTCTTGAAATGAAAAAGAACGATGACGCAATATTTGTCTAGCTATATCCCGTGTAGTAGTAATTTCTATGCAAGCAGATACCATTTCTAGAGGTGACCAATGCTTATGTTTTATAAGGTAATTAATTAGTTTTGAACTGGTTTCAGTGTTGAATTGATTAGAAGGATTACTTACCCTAGCACAGTAAGCCACAAGATCTTGGGCATTATCAATGCCCAAGTTTCTCAATTCTTCTGTTGGTTGAGATGAAGAAATTAACTTTACATTCATAATAATTTCCGTCTTTTTAAAAAACGATTTGTATTTTTCATTATATCTTTTTTGATACGTTCGGTATCAATTTTAAAATCTAGATTATCTATTTCAGATTCGTAAGAGGCTAGCATCTCTTTAAGACTTTTTTCAAAAGAAGACCAGTCTGGTTCGTTTCTTTTAGAACGCATATCTATTTCCCAGAGCTTGCCATTTTTAAACCTAATTTGTATTCTATCTAAGTATTTTAGTGGAATTACATTTAAGATAATTTCACCGAACACTTCAGGCCAATGATCTATAACTTCCTTGGGAAATTTCTTCCCGTGAATCACTTCGATTTCGCAGCTCTTTTAATAGGAACTAATTCTTCTGCTTTTCGTCTTAGTTCTGCTGCCTGCTTGCTCAGTTTATCTGCTTCACTTCGGTATTGATGAGCCTGGTCTTCTGGACTGAGAATTTCAATCTGTGCTACACTTTGAGCAGTAGTTTTTGTTACATCATCCTGTTTTTTGACAGAAGTTTCTTTTATAGAAGCTACTTCTTGAGCAGGATTTTGTAGTGCTAAATCTTGAACACTTATTCCTCTTTGTTCAGCAATAACCTGATTTAATTGTGCAAGATTTATACGTGACTGCATATTAGGAATCATATCTATTTTATCAGTAGGAGTTTTTACTAAAAGTCCTTTACGATGTAAAGTAGCTAACATATTGGATCCGTCTGAAAATAGATTCCTAGCTAATACTTCTGCAAATTCATAGGCATTTTGAGCTGCATTTGATTCTACTAAATTTATTAGGGAATCGTGTTGGCTTGGTTCTAATCGTTCAGTTGGAATAATGAGACAATTATAGGCGTCGTTAGGAATAGTTCTATATGCAACAAGACATTTTCTACCATTCTCTATAATACGGCCAACATGTTTTATATTGGCCATATTATACTCCAGTTGAAGCTTTAGGAATACTACTTAAAAAGTTTTGTAATTTATTATAAACAGTGCCAACAGCTACCATCTCTCCTGGTCTAAAAGCTCCTCGTGAGCTTGCTAAGTCTATAATTTGTTTAATGTTGCTTAGATCTGTAATAGTTAAATCTGCACTTTCTTGTGATGCAGCAGCAGTTTCGGGACCGTTCATTTGGGCATCTGCTTGTTTTGTATCTGTAATCATATTTTCTCCTTAAAAGATAACGGATAACTTAATTATCCTTTATAAAATATTAGGACAAGCAAGTTTGAAATAACTTAGCTCTTTCTCTTTTTCAAATCCAAGTTTAGTTACATAAATGAACTGATTATTAGATAGTATTAATCCTTGTCCAATATAAAATCTTCCATTTAGGTTTAGTGTAATCCAATCGGACAATTGCTTCACATCAGCTATTCTATATCGTTCTAATGTAGTAAAATGAAAATGATATGCTGGAAATTGCACCCTACGCAATCCCAGCACATTAAGAAGATTTACCTTACCTGCTTTAAGACTCACAGTTTAGACTCATAATAAGCATATGTACCAAAGGGTGGAATTATCTTGTCGTTACCATGTATTACAAAGAAGGTATCACAGTAATTCTCGTCTCCCCAAGACCCAAATGGATATCCATCAGTAAACATAATAAATTTTTTGGGTTGAATATCGTGCTCCTTCATATAGTCCCAATTGCACATATACTCAGTGCCACCACCGCCCATTACTCTATAATCAGTAATGTCTGCACCATATCCGTCAAAGTCTTTCTCATTATAAACTTTAGTATCAAAGCACCATATTTTGATCTTGTACTCTTTGTACTCATCCATAATACCCTTTATTTCATTTATAAAGTCTGCGCTCTGTGTATCACCAATACTACCGCTCATATCCATACTGATTACAATATCAATTGTTTCATCAAAATTGGTGCCAGGTAGTATAGCACCAATATGCCAGCCCTTGCGGTTTGGACGCATAAAGGTATAGTCATTCTTAATAGTACTTTGAATTTGTTGGCGTAGAATTTCTCGCCAATTCATTTTAGGCTCTGTAAATTCCTTGATCATACGCTGGATTTCGGTTGGGGTATTTCCCGCACCTGCTGCCTGAGCAGCCTGCATCATCTGCTGTTTAATTTCGTCACGGATTTGCTTAAGTTCTTCTTTAGTATATTGCGGACGACTGCCCTTACCCTCCTTTTCCCAGTCAATGTGCTCGTCCAATAACTGTCCAAGGGCACTTAGGCATTCTTCATCCATGGCTTCATAGATTTCATCATATATTTGTTCTGTGCTCTTACCATAGTGCTTGGTATCGTGAAAAATTTTAATTTTGGGAGGGACCTCGCCAATACGGTCACGAACTAAAGTACCATTTACCGAGTAGTCTGCGGCAGCGTTCCAAATGTGGCGATTGCGACCTTCTACACGTATCATATGCTCATATACGTTATGTAGAATCTCGTGTGCTACTACAAACTCGACCTGTTTGGTAGTTAACTTTTCAAAAAATTGTTTGCTATAATAAAGATGGCGACCATCAGTGGCCGCAGTAGAACACCAATCACTAGCATCTACAATTTGTAGACGAGTTGCCATATTACCAAAAAATGGATGTCGCAACAGTAAACCTACACGGGCTATAATAATTTTGTCTACAATAGGATCAATGTGATTCATAATTTGCTCCTGTCTATACAGTATATAGTATAACAGGGACCTAAGTCCCTGTCAATTGTGTTATCTAACAAATTATTTCTTGTCAGTAGCTGCCGCAATATACTTGCCATATTTGGCATGAAAATCATCAAAGCATGAAATCTCGTCCGGATCTAACGGCAACTGATATTGAGTAAGAGCAAGTTTGGTACCCATAACAACAAGTTCAGTTTCGAAATTATTCATCATAAACTCAAAGAAACAATTTACTTGTTTGTTCCAATCTTTAACATTCTTTTCGCAAGCATCCTTGAGTTCATAGCAAAGGCTTATGGTCAAAGAGTACATTGCTGAAATTTCTTTGGTGTCCATTTTCTTAACCTTACCCTTAAGAATGTCAGTTGGGTTAGGCAGTTTGGATGCAACCTTACGGTGTGCCATAAACTTAATTGCTAAACCTTCACCAACAGCACCCGCAGTAAGATCGGTTAAGGTGTCATTGTTCTCGTCATCGTCAAACAGCAACTCACTCACAAAAGTCCAACTACGAGGAGTAGCGAAGGCACGACTGGCGGATTTCGGATCAAAGTCGTATAAATCTTTTTTGCTAAAGGTCAAAAATCCAATTACATCTTTATGAATGCGGTTATCCACGGCCCACTGAAAATAATCATCCCAATCTACCTTCATTTCTAAGTGAACAAATCGGTTAGCCAATGGAGCAGGCATACGATAAGTAACACCTTTGTCAGTTTCACGGTTACCTGCTGCAACAATATGAACATTATCTGGCAACTTATAGGTACCCACACGGCGATTGAGCACCAATTGATAAGCCGCAGCTTGAACAGCAGGAGCCGCACTGTTCATCTCATCCATAAAAAGAATGATCATTTTGTGTTTGGATGCTAATTCTTCATCAGGTAATTCAATAGGCGGTGCCCAAACCATTTTCTTTAGATTAGAGTCAAAGTATGGGATACCTTTGATGTCAGTAGGCTCCCAAAGGCTCAAACGGATGTCAATAACATGGGCATTAAGTTCTTCGCCCATTTGCTTAACAATGTCAGACTTACCAATACCCGGAGGACCCCATAAGAACAAAGGACGCTTGGCTTTAAACGCACGACGTAGGCCGTTTTTGGCTGCTTTTGGACCTACGGTGCGGCTCGAAATCTCGCTCATATAAACTCCTGTTAGTGAGATTAACGTTAAAATTTAGTTGCTATGTGAAGAGTATATGTTATTTAGATGTCTGTGTCAATTAGTTTTCTATTCATCTTCATCATTTTGGTTAGTTTTATTTTGTGAGTTCATAGCTTTGACTAATCCAAATTTACGAATGTCGTCAGAAAACAACATTAGCTCAAAACTTTTCCTTTCGGAAAATACTACTATCATTTGATTGGTAAGATAATATGGACTGTCCATATGACGGTCAAAGAATATTATGGTTTGGGGACTAAGGTCTATTGGTACCGTAAATGGTATCTCATAACATTGAATATCACAATCATCTGTTAGAAATTTGAAACCATCCAAACTTAGACGTAGGCCGCCTACTTCTTTAGATCTATGACTTTGCCACCATTTATAAAGATGATGTTTTACATTGGCACTATCAATAGATTTTTCTTTTTGTTGTAGAAATATTTTAGTATATGTCTCTTTCGAGATCATTTAATGATTTCACCTTTTGTTAGTTTAACTACTTCAAAGTTAGAAGTATTAAACATCTGATTTAATTTTTTTGCTAAGTTATAAGCGTGTCCAGGATTACTAAAACTTACCTTTTTATATTTTGGTCCAGGGTAACTTGTTATACTGCTTGAACTTTTGAGATTAAATGGATATCCTTGAAAAAATACTGCCCAAATAGCCTCTGCTTCTAAAACCTGTTCACTTTTATAATTTTTTTTATTAACGTATTCTAAGAGTATTTTAGGCTTTGGTCTTGACATATACGTCCCTTTAAGTACGTATATATTTATACGTTATTACTAAAGCCTCCACCATCCATCTGTATACTAATACTTTCGGTAATATTTGGGTGTTTAATATGTTGAATTAAAGCTTCGTAGTCTTGAACTAATCTAGAAGTCAATTCTGCAATAGAAAAGGCTAAAACTTTAGCCGTTTTAATATCTAACCTAATTTCACGCTGATTACCAAGTTCAGCTGCCTTTACTTGTTGTATAAATTGCTGTATAGGGATGGTATTAATCGGATTTGACATTAATCATTGCCCGTTTTAGTTCTGATTCATTTTTAAAAGGTCCACAATTTTCATAACGCTCAATAGTAATTAATTTAGGACAAAAACTTTTGACCCAGCCTTTATTAAATTTGATAGTATAAAACCCTGCACAATAAAGACTTTTGCTTGCCGGACTTTTAGTAAAAAGAGGTAATTTTCTTTTCACATCATACACTGGGTGATAAGGATGACAGCTAGTAGGATAACCATACATTTCTTTAATATCTTTGGTTTGAATTTGAATATTATCTCGAATTTGGAAAAAATCATTACCAAATGTATTTACAAGTTCGGTTTTTTTAAGCTGAGCCTCACCTTGTTTGCTACTGATTACATATTTGTTTTTTTCAAGTTTATGTAATAAGCCTACCTTAACACCGTTATCTTCTACAAACCAAAACTTCCCATCTACGATAGGTTTAGCTTTAATGTTCATTTTGTCTCCATTCAGTCTGTGGCTTAATTAAGTACATTTTTGATTATTTTGGATATTTAGCTTGGAACGGTTCTGCATATAATTGAATACTGTCTGAAATTTTCTTCATATCGTAAAGATTACAAAATTTCAGCAAACGTATTCCTACCTGACTAATATTTTTTGGTTCTGCGGTTGCTTGACCGATCGTATTGATCATCTCAGTTCTAATCTTTTCTGGTTGAGATTTGAGGTCAATAAGAATTTTATTTCTCTCGTAATCATCTCGTACACGATGTTCTTGTCCTTCGTGATCTACCCAGCGTTGTAGCATAAGGTTATTCCAGTTATATCCTTGCTTGTTTCTATCTTCAAAAGCTTCTAACAAACCAACTTTGTTTTTAGTGCCTTTAGTTCTTACACCAGGGTATGCACTAAAAACATTATCTCCGCTATCACCACGCATACATTTTTCAAATAAAATCCATT